TTTTAAATTGTTATAGGAGGAATCTTAGCCACTCCGAGAGATTTCAAGATTCCCTTTGCATGGGCGACGTGGAATTCAGCCCTCAAATCCTTCCACTCCTGTCAACACGTGTGTCCGAAGACGACTCGAGCGAGTTACACAACTGGGCTACCCCAGTTAATGCTGACAAAAGATTCCGGACCCCTCCTGAATACCGTCATGCAATTGAGATTGAAGAACATACCTGTCTAATGGGTATGATTGGACGTAGTCAACAATGTTGGTCTCAATCGCCAATTGTTCTTGTGGCGATAATCCTGTTATATCTGAAAAACATTGTCTGTCTTCGATTGTAGGGGCAATATATTTGGCCCGCTCCAGATCCTGAATGGATACGCGTCTCCGTAAGCCTTCGTCAACAAACCGCAAATCAGCAGCTTTGACACACAATCGATTGTTCCACTCATTAAAGAACCGCGAAACAATTGGGACACCAGGGTTGAGAGACAATTCAGCAAGACAAATTGCTTTCATGACTCTCAAACCAATTGTTGGTTGTGTGTAGTGTTTGTTGGAGACAAACGCATGCGATATCACCTTTGCCCAAGGACGTATCATGATTTGTCGAGACTCAAATGGTGAACATTGGCAGAAGATAATGTCACAAAATTCTTTCGCAACATTCTCCATTTTTAAGACATGTCCAAACCAGTCAAAATAAGGGACTAGTAATGGGACAAATCTAGAGCCATATTCATCAGAGAAAATCAAGCAATCATCACCGTCATCGAAAAAGGTCATGTGTTTCTTCAGCCCGTGTAGTCTTATGAAAACTTTCAACAGACAAAAGACAATTATACAATTGCCCAATGCCGTATTCATGTCTCCAGACATTCTGCGTGCAAGAACTTGAATTTTCAATCCATAACTAGAAACGATCTTGTTAATAACCTGCATATCTAACAAACGATTCAATAGAGCATCGTTATGTCCTGTGGTATAAACAATCCGTTCCAGTAACAGTTGAAAAGAGTTAACATGCGCATCCCACTTCGAAGCATCAATCGAAGTGACTTGGGTGTTGTGAAACAACTCGAACTTTTTGCGAATTATACGATAACGCTGAGCCTGATTTCTACCTTTCGCAAAATAAGGTAGTCCATAATGGTCTCTTTTTGAGAAGAGTTTATCCTCAATTGGCTTCGTATAAGTAGCCAAGAGTATCCCGTATCGTGGATCCCGCGGCGAAATAAATCGCGGCGCCTTCTCTTCGAAATCATCTGGGTGAACTCTATCTCGTTTTACAAATCCTCTAATAATAGCATCCTTTCTGTTCAAAGGTGTCACATTAAGGGACTCTGCGGCCTTCTCATAACGCGAGCGTAACTGTCCTGAGTACCTCTGTAAGACCTGACTTATACTCATACGGTCATAGTTCAACCATTTGGCTAACCGCCTGGCTTCACTGCAACACATACGATACAATCGTCTATTCAGAGCACGTTCAGGATTATACTGCAACATGCGGTGAGTTATTGATACCTTTTCATCGTGAAGACCTCCGTGTACGATGACAGGTCGGAACACGAGAGGAGATACTCTATCCAAACCGACATTCATGTCGATGTAGTATCTATCCTTCTCTATGTTGGAACTACCTCCAGAGTGTGTTCTCTCTTCCAATGGAGTTAGTGGCGATTCCCAACATTTTCGTCTTGCCCATCCTATTTTCCCGGCTGGAGAGAAAACCCTCGGAATAGATTGATTCCGAAGGGACGGAGGACTGCCTCTTGGGCCACTTGTTTCGTGGCCGTAAAGATAGTGGTCGCTAGATTGGTGGGCACAGTGGGACCCGATGGACTCAAAGATGCTGCAGACACATCCTCACCACGATAATTATCACCGACATGTCCTGCCAGTTGTCTAAAGACGTGGGTATTGATGTGTTCAACACCTTGAATCTCCTCCGGAGTGGGAGTAAAGCCAATAGCGGTAGCACGGATTGCCATCGCTGGTCTCAACCTACATGGGATGTTGAGCTCTTTGGCTTTTCTCACAACACGAGCGAATACACTCTGGAGGAGAGGGAAGTCGCGCACCTTGTACGCTGACTCCAATCGAGCGACCTCTACCAGTTGGTCTGGCAGAGCTACGACTTGCTGCTCCAACCCAGTCCCTAGCTCGAGGAACTGTGGTATGAGAACATAGTCGGACAAGACAGGGTCTTCTAAGACCCTACCACCTTGAGGAGCAGGTGGATTTGGAACCAGTCCTGGCCCAGGACTCTTCCCCTCGGCAGCACGATCACGTGCCGGTTCGGGGGTGGGCTCGTCTGTCTTTTTACGGCCAGAATCAACATCGTATAGGGCATCACGAAGCAGGGACCTCAATCGATCTGTAAGACCGAGAGATCGCACCGCCTGGTGATGGGTACGAGTTGCTCTGCCGCGCCCGCGTGTGGCGGAAGATCGAGCAATAGGAGGTGGTTCGAGACAACTCGGTGCACCTTCCACACGGTAGCCTAGTCTTCTTCTCATGACCAAGCTTATGGCGCTCTTTAGTGGCGCAGCACTGGGTTTTCCCATCCCATTGAGTGTTATACTCATGAGGGATCGCATTCTGGTTAACATCCCATAACCAGTTGGGTCCCGCTGGTGTAGTCGGCGACGCTGTTTATCCGGCACAGCCCATGATCTTTCGTCATCAGCACTTCCCCATAAGCCTCTCATCGAAAACTCTAATATCTGTAATTATAACTGTTACAACCGTAGCACACACACCGGTGTTGGTTGACAGCTACGATGATTGCAGTTCGGTGATGCTGACTAGTAATCAATCATGTTGTAGCGAATACTTCGTGAAGCCGTTTTTAAAAGAGCCAAGGAGCCAATATAGAGAATGTGATACTGTCACATTCCCATCCGTCATCAACTAATATGGTGGGCTGGTTACCCCATAAAGTATCAGACGGATGGGAATGTGACAGTATCACATTCTCTATATTGGCTCCTTGGCTCTTTTAAAAACGGCTTCACGAAGTATTCG